AAAACACAGATTCTACAAAGCTCGGGATATATCAGAGTGACGGCTCGCCCTCGAGCCGGAACGTTCATGCCCTCCGGTGACACCCATAGATGCAGCATGATTATTAAATGAAGACCCCCCCGCTAGGGAGGGGTCGGAGGCAGGCCCCGGAGGGGTCTGACGACGGGGGGGGAGACAAACTAATTGTGACCGATAGCTAGTATTACCTATCGGTCACTTCGGTCACGGTCACACCATTCAAAAAACTCACATGGCATATGGAAAAAAACGTATCAGACGTAGATCAGTATCTCGTAGACCTATTAAACGTCGTCGTACTATGCGTCGTCGTAGTAGGAGTAAATATTCTGCGGTCTCTGTTGCTAGACCTTTGGTCCCGCCTTCAAGGACGATGAAACTTAGATATGTTGAATCGGGCATTAAACTTAATGCATCAACAGGCCAATCTCAGTTCTATCTTATGTCCGGGAATAGTCTTTATGATCCCAATCAATCTGGATCTGGTCATCAACCTTATTATTTTGATCAGTTAACAACATTTTATGAGAAGTACTGTGTACTTTGGAGTAAGATATCAGTTAAAGCGACAACAACCGACGCTAGTCGGTTGTTTAAAGTTTCTATTATCCCTTCTCTGTCATCCTCATGGTCAATCAGTGAAACTGATCTTGCACAGGAGATTGCTGGTAATCGAACCACTGTTTTTACAGGGTTTCAGATGAGTAAAGGTATCGGTATGGTAGCAAATTCAAGAAAAACTAAAACATTGCTCGGTGTTAAGGATGTTTTAGATGATCCAGATAATTTTGGACTTACTGGTAACCTGGGTACAGGTTCTGGTCCTGGTAATGAGTGGTATTGGATTATTGTAGTTCAATGCTGCGATTTGGCTGTTGATCCTGTTGATATCCTTTTGGATATTCAAATGGATTATATTGCTAAGTTTACAGATAGAAGAAATATAAACGATTCTTAAGTAAATATGTAATTAAATTTAAAACCCAAAATCAGAGAAAGTCAAAGAACTTTCTGTCATGTTTCCGGATTCATTTGTGGGAATTCTTGGTTGAACATTCCCATTCATCAATTCCTCTTTAGTAATCTCACTTGGAAATTCAATTGTTTTATCAATCCTCCTGATTAATTGGTCAATCTTCTCTGCACCATCAAACAATTCTGCACTGTAACAATGCCTGGGGTCCTTACAACTGGTAATGTAGATTCTCTTGGGGACCCACCACCTAAACCCACCTTTGACTGGCACTTGAAGTGGGTATCTGTCAAGGAGCCTGAGAAGAAATCGAAATTTGACCATATCACCACGAAAGTCATCAAACACCACTGCTTCATGCGCATCGTACCCATCGAACCACTTAAGATCTTCACTAGACAACCAGAGATTAGGTTCATTGTCGAACACCCACCTGGTTTTACCTGTCCCTGTTGCACCATGGAACCAGAAGACCAAGGGCTTCTCCTTAGTACTCTCGTTCCAATGATGAGCGAGTAATTCAAGTCCTCTATGATATTTAACATAGACAGATGGCATCTCGTCCCTCATTCTCTTCATTCCTGTTTCTTTTAATACAGTAATAGCTTCTTTCAAATCATTCCTCTTTCCTTGTTCTTGTTGTCCTTTATCAATAACAATCTCACTTCCATCCTTTAATGAATAATTAAAACAGTCAGCAGCTTTAGCAACTTCCCAGTGTGCTCTTCCATGTAATTTCTTTAATGCTGCAAGCCTGTATGTCCTATTCCAGGTTACGGCACATTGAAGATGAGGAGTACCATTATCACCAACCTCTTTAGCAACAACCATTCTTTTAACATCCCATTTATCAAGTAAAGTAATATCAGCATCAGTATAATTATTAATTGTAAAAACCCAAGTCTTTGCACTCATTTTATTAATTGTTTGAATGAAAGCAAGTAGCAACTTTCATGAGTAAAACACAGAAAGTGTGTTTTAGGGAAACACACTTCCTACCCTACCAAAACACAGATTCAAAAACGAAAACACAGATTCTACAAAGCTCGGGATATATCAGAGTGACGGCTCGCCCTCGAGCCGGAACGTTCATGCCCTCCGGTGACACCCATAGATGCAGCATGATTATTAAATGAAGACCCCCCC